GGTATATATCTTCCGGGAATAAGAATAACTAAAATTAGTATTACCGCGGCATCCGATGGTGATGAAGATAAAGGAAGTTATATAAACGATAACGATGAAAGAGTATTTAGAGTACCTAACATCTCAAATAATGAACATACTGCAAAAGTTAAAATTGATTATATCATAAATAATGATGTTTTTAATAGTAGTGACTTTGTAATTATTAATATATAAAATTATGGCAAACAAGAAAATTTCCTATACTACAAGAGATTTCCAATCAATTAGAACAGAGTTAATTAACTTTACTAAAACGTATTATCCTGATACAATTCAAAACTTTAATGATGCGTCGGTTTTTTCAGTATTATTAGATTTAAATGCTGCGGTTACAGATAACTTACAATTTAATATTGATAGAAGTATTCAGGAGACAGTACTTCAATTCGCACAACAAAGGTCATCAGTTTTTAATATCGCAAAAACTTATGGATTAAAAGTTCCGGGAATGAGACCATCAGTTGCTTTAGTTGATTTCTCAATTACGGTTCCTGCTTATGGTGATAAGGAAGATTTAAGGTATTGTGGTATTTTAAGAAGGGGTTCTCAAGTTAATGGTGCGGGACAAGTATTTGAAACCGTTTATGACATTGATTTTACATCCCCAGTTAATGATGAAGGATATCCTAATAGATTAAAAATACCTAATTTTGACTCAAATAACAAGTTATTAAATTATACAATAACTAAAAGAGAAACTGTTGTTAATGGTACAACAAAAGTATTTAAAAAAGTTATAACTCCAAATGATGTTAAACCTTTTTATGAATTATTTTTACCGGACAAAAACGTGTTAGGGGTGACTAGTGTTTTATTAAAAGATAGTACTCAATATACAAATATCCCATCAGTACAAGAGTTTTTAGGGTTAAATAATAGATGGTATGAAGTAGATTCTTTGGCGGAAGATAGAGTATTTGTTGAGGACCCAACCAAAGTATCAGATGCTCCGGGGGTTAAAGTTGGAAAATATATACAAACTAGTGATAAATTTATAACAGAATTCACACCTGAAGGGTTTTTAAAAATGACTTTTGGTGGTGGTAATCAATCTGCTGATGAACAATTAAGAGAATTTGCTAAAGACGGTTATCAATTAAATTTATATAAATACTCAAATAACTTAGCGTTAGGTAGTTCTTTGAAGGCGAACACAACCTTATTTGTTCAATATAGAGTTGGTGGGGGTGTTGGTTGTAATCTTGGTGTTAATGCAATTACTCAAATAGGTACGGTATCATTCTTTGTTAATGGTCCTTCGGATAGTGTTAATACAACTGTGGTTAATTCGTTACGATGTAATAATGTAACAGCAGCAATCGGTGGGGCAAGTTTTCCAACTACGGAAGAAGTTAGAAATTTGGTATCGTATAACTTTTCATCACAAAAAAGAGCTGTAACGGTTAATGATTATGAGTCGATAATTAGAACAATGCCATCACAATTTGGTGCTCCGGCAAAAGTTTCAATTACAGAAAACAATAATAAAATTATTGTACAAATGTTATCTTATGATGAAACAGGTAGGTTAACGGAAGTAATATCAAATACTTTAAAAAATAATGTTGCAAATTATTTATCAAACTATCGTATGATAAATGATTATGTATCAATACAAAGTGCTAATGTTATTGATTTAGGGTTTAACATTGATGTTGTTTTAGATAACACACAAAATCAAGGGACGGTTATTTCTCAAATTATTACAATTGTTTCTGATTATTTTGACCCAGCAAATAGACATATGGGAGAAAATGTCAATATTTCAGAATTAAGAAGATTAATACAGAGTGAAAACGGTGTTGTTTCATTATCTGATATACAAGTATTCAATAAAGTTGGGGGTCAATACTCCTCATCTCAAACATCTCAAAAATATTCGGATAGTTCAACTTATCAAATAGGTTTAATTGATGATACCATTTTTGCGGAACCAAATCAAACCTATCAAATAAAATATCCTAACAAAGATATCAATATTAGAGTTAAAAACTTAAAAACTGTTAACTTCTCATAATAATTTATTTTTAATAATAATGAATTATCTTTTAAAAATAGTGTATAAACTATTTATTAAAAAAGATAAAAAATGTCAAAATCATATAGAATAAGAACGAAGGTCGGTGTAGATACTTCTTTAAAAGTGTTAATTGAACAAGAGTTTGAGCACTTGGAGATTTTATCGTTAAAAATATTACAAAGTGATATCTACACAAGACAATGCTCGGATTATGGTGTTATTATTGGCCGAGTTAGCGTTAATAACGGATTTGGTGTTCCAAACGCTAAAATATCTATTTTTATTCCTATAGATAGTGAAGACCAAAAAAACCCTATTATATCTGAATTATATCCCTACAAATCATTATTAGATAATAATTCTGATGGTTATAGATATAATCTACTTCCATATGTTAAATCATATAGTGAGCACATACCTACAGGAACTTTTTTCACTAGAAATGATGTACTTAAAGACCCCACTTTAATTGAGGTTTATGATAAATATTACAAATATAATGCCGTAACAAATCAAAGTGGTGATTATATGATATTTGGGGTTCCAGTTGGTTCTCATACAATTGTAATGGATGTTGATTTATCCGATATTGGTGAATTTTCATTATCACCCCAAGATTTAATTCGAATGGGGTTGGCAACAGAATCTCAGGTTTCGGGAACTAATTTTAAATCGTCACATAATTTACGAGAATTACCTCAAATTATTAATCTTAGTAAATCTATTGAGGTTGAACCATTATGGGGTCAGCCTGAAATCTGTAATTTAGGAATTACAAGAACTGATTTTGACTTGAGTAGTGAGTCGAAAATTGATATTAGACCAACAGCGGTTTTTATGGGGTCAATAATTTCTGATTCTAATACTAACGCTTTAAAATCTAATTGTAAGCCAACAAATAAATCTGGTTATTTATGTAGTTTAATTGCGGGTCCGGGTGAAATATTATCTATTAGACAAACAATAAATCAAGATTCTAATGGGTTACCAATTCTTGAAAACTTTAGTTTAGAAAGTGGGGGTAAAGTAATTGATGAAAACGGGGCTTGGTTAATAGATGTTCCGATGAATTTAGATTATTATATAACTAATGAGTTTGGAGAACAGGTATTATCGAATGACCCTGAAGTGGGTATTCCAACAAAATCTAAATATAGGTTTAAAGTAAAATGGTCTCAATCACCATCATTGTCTGATGTTACTAAACGAGCGTATTATTTAGTTCCAAATATTAGAGAATACCCTGAACCTTTTAATTTAAATTCATACTCGTTTAGTGTTGATTGGAATGATTATGGAAATTCTCAAATGATTCAAGACGCAATAAACTGTGATGATAAATTTTATTTAATGCAATATAATAAAGTTTATACGATTTCTGAGTTTATTGATAATCATAAGTATGGTAGTGGAACAGAAAGATATATTGGGATTAAAAATATATTAGAAGATACCTGTGAAAGTGATAACAATAAATTCCCGACTAATGATGGGACATTTAGATTTGATATAATATACATAATATTTATGTTTTTCAGTGTTATGTTAACACCGATTTTTTTCTCTTTAATACTTTTATTACATATTTTATATTTTGTTGCGTGGTTGACAGGTATTATACTTTCCTTAGTTATTGTTGTTGTAGGTAGTATTGTTGTTTTATTATGTAATTTTGTAAAATTGATTGTTAATGTTATTAATTCAATACCTTATGTTAGTATTGGGGATTCTCCTGATTGTCCGGATTTTGAAGATATAAAAAATTTAATAAAACAAGTTATGGGGTTAAAGGATTATTTTAAGAATGTAAAAGTTCCTATTTTAACCTATCCGGATTGTAATCTTTGTTCTTGTGAGCAAGGTGAGGGTATTAATGAACCGTCTGACCCTGATGGGTGGCCAAATACTGAAGTTGGTAAATTAACTCCTTGTGATACAATATCTTCAGACCCTAAACCAATGTCTACATTAAATAATGGTATGACTATTGCTCCCTTATCTACTTTTTCAGGGTTTAAATTACCTACATACAATATACAGGAAAACCCAACAGGGTTTAATGGTCAAAGAAAAACCATCTTTGCTAATGATTTTGCTGGTTATACTTATGATGGTCAGTATGGGTCATCAACTATTGGGGCACCTTTTTTACAGTTAGAAACTATAACAACAGGGTCGGGAGGTAACTCTTCGACGGAAGTTTGGAATTGGTTTACAAACGGGTTACCTCTTGCTGATAGAATTAATTTATTTAATGTTAAGGCCAAATATTTTGATGAAAATGCTAATAACCCTGGTGGTGGTGTTAATAGAATATCTGTTAATTTCCAACCAACTCAACCTCAAGTTCATTATGACAATACTATTGTAATTTTATGTGATAAAACCACGGCTAAGAAATTTGCTGCGGGGCAAATGATATCATTTCAAAATCCTTCTTTTACTAAAGACCCAAATTTAACGGGGGGTATTAAGAATAAGTATAATAATTACGCAATTACAGGGACAACATTTACTGGTAATAATACTACAGTTCAAGTTAATTATTCGAGGTTTGATGGTAATGGTTATACACAATCTCCGGTATATGTTGTTAATATTACTGCGGACACAACAAACAATTATCATAAGTTTCCTATTGATATAGAATATTTCCAAGTTATAACGGGAATGACATATAATCAATTTAACGGTCAATGTTCGACTCAATTACCAAATTCGTTAAATGAAAAATATTTTAATAATGATACAACTTTTTTCCAACTTTATAATAATACTAATGGTTATGTTGCGGGGTATAGAGGATTCATTAATATAGAGACCTTTGGACAAACACCATTAACGCCCTCAGGTATTAATGTGTTAAATTCTATGACTTATGTTAAAAATGTTAATGATAACTATGTTGTAATATTAAATAGAGGTGTTGACCCATATACTAATAAGATTGATATTGAATATGGTATTGGTAAACTTCTTGGTTATAGTTCTGAAAGTGAGGTAAAAGTTAGAGGGTTATACCGTATGAATATACCTATTCAAGGGAGTTATAAAAATATTAGTCATAACAGTAGTGATAGAGCTATTACAACACCAACATCTCCTTGGACGCCATTATCAAGTACAAGTACTCAAAATTATGTTGATGGGTTAACTTGGGTTGGTGGTAATTCAGTGCCTGTAGGTGGAAATGTTAATAATGAAACAGGATATGCCGGACAACAATTGTATTTTAATTCGTTTTCTTATTGTGATAATCAAAAAGAAACTTGGGGATGGGTAACAGGGTATACTCAAGGTTTAACAGCAACAACTTGGACGCAAAAAACCTCAAGATTTTCAGGGTTTAATTCAAATTTAATTAGTTATTATTCTAGTTTAGATAATCGTTCTTTAAATTACAAACCAACTTGTAATAATATACAACCTGGTAATGGAACAACCAATACTGGTGATGATGTACCTTTATTCTCTCAGACACCACCTTTAAGTGATGGTGCTATTGCAGACACATTCCACGGGTTATGTATTAGTTTGGCAAATGGATTTACATATTCTTGGAGTAGAACACCAACTTATCATTATCAATTACAAACTTGTGTTTATGATGATATTACAGGGAATAATTGTGATGCGTGTGGTTGTTGGACTGATTCAAATGGTGATTGTGTTAATTGGTCTCTACCATGGATGACTCGAGATATTTCACAATATTACACAACAACAGGTAAGAATGAAGGTTATATTCCTAATGAAATTGTTGAGGGAGGTTCGATGTTACATATGATGTCAATAATTCCGACAAGTCCTCTTGTTGTAGATTGTTGTAGTGATATTTGTTCTTATCCCCCACCGGAAGTAAATGTTAAGACATTTTATTATTCACCAATTTATGATACAACGGGAAATACTATGAATTTCACTTTAGGTAGTATTCCGTCACCTACATTTATTTCTTTTCCTAATATGACTGAGAACCAAATTGTGATGAGAGGGGATAGGTTACCTACAAGTACTAATGTTGAAGAATATTGTTGTAATGGGCGGGTTTTACAAAAAAATAGTAAATTATCAATATATCAAATACCAGATAAAGGTGTTGTAGGAATAAATTCAGTTGCGGGACCAACAGATTCGATAGGTAATGGTTCATTAAATGATGTTAGAGAAGATTTAGGTGGTTCTCCAAAAATAAATCAAGTTATTAATACATTTACTTGTGAAGGTTCGGTTAATTTGGGATGTTATGGTTGTAATCAATCACCGGTTAATAGTTCCATTTTAATAAAACCAAGAGGAAACCCTTGTTTAGAATTTAATGGAGAGACAATCTTTGAGGGTGGGTGTTATATTTTTGTTACATCAATTTTCATTTCAATATTTAGAGATTGGGAATTAATGTTTGAGTGGATAGCTCGAAATATGGTAATGCTTGGTGCTTGTCGAAATGTGTTTTCTCATCGATTTAATAATAATTGGGTGAATGGTGTATTATATGCGTTCCCATTTAAAAATGAGGTAAAATATTTTACAGCACCTACAGATAGCCCACCAAATTATCCGGTGGCAAAATATTGTACGGATGTTATAATGTATCATAATACATCAAGAAGTTTTTATTATCGATGTTCACCTTATAATCCTATTACGGGAACTTTTAGTGGTAAATTAAATTATCCAACAACTATTATGGATTTAGGGCCTAGGTCGGCTTTTTTACAAGAGTTAATAATGTCGGATGTTTATGATGGTTATTTAGTTAATAAGTTAGATACTACAACATATTCTCACGTTGATGAGATTCTTAATTTATTTATTGTTAGTAGATTTATGAATAACAATTTTTTAAATAATGCGTTAGGAGCTCTTAATATTTTTGCCTATTTTCAAAATAGTAGAAATGGTAAATTTTTAATTGATGCTGATTATGCTCAATTAATATCGATTAATTCCGAATTAGGGGTTAATCCATTTCAATCATCAAATTATCCTGACGCACCTACTTTAGTAACGGCAGGACGTTTTGTTACGGGAATTCAATATAAAATAACAACACCAGGAACGACATTATTTACGTCAATTGGTTCTCCAAATAATACTGCGGGGACTACGTTTATTGCTACGGGTGTTGGTTCAGGTACCGGAACGGCTAATGTGTTTCCTGAAATTCAAAATCCGATATTTTTTGATTGTGATAATTCTTTGGGTATATTCTTTTCGTCAGATACTCAACTTAGAGATTATATTACACCAAAAAGAACAATTATTAATTCATCGGGTAATAATTCAAATCCTGATTGTGTTTTTAATAATTTCCCTGTTTATTCTCAACAAGTTCCATTATCTCAATGGAGTATTTTAACAGATACTAAAGGTAGTATTTTTGGTGGAGAGTCTAATGATTGGAATTACGATACTATTTATTCATCGAAATATCAATCTTTAGATAGATTATCACCACCGTCAAGATATTTTAGAACAACAAATCAATCTCAAGTTGATTTTTTTAAAGGGTATATATATGCGGTTACTGAGGGTAATAGTTTAACACCTTCAACACCAGGTGGTTCTCCGATGCAAAATAACTCAATTACAGCTCTTGTTAATTATTGGGATAGAAATCAATCTGATGAACAGAATGTAACTGTTGGAGCTCCGTTTCATTTTTATTTTGGTCTTAAAAGAGGTTCTTCATCATTTGATAGATTTAGAACAAAATGGATAAACAATAGTAATATTATAAATTAAGATGGATGATATAAGAATAGTGTTAGGGTCTTTAAGGTATAAGACATCAACAAATACTAATTTATCGATACCTACACCGTTAGTTCAGAACACGAAAAATCTACAAGAATTTGATAGGAGTGTTGATGTTAATTTGGCTCAGGTTTTTGATGATGAAAGACAAAAATCAACAACTTTTAGACCTGTCTGTAAGTTTCAAATATTATTTAATAACTCGTATAGTGGTTTAACAAATTATGAGCCATTAGAGAATAATTTATATTATGTTAATGAGAATGCTTTAACTCTATTGCAATGTCAGCTTAATCCTCAATCGGTTTATTGGGAAGGGTTCCCACAGTATGATGAGTTTGATTTTGTTAGGAGTGATTATAATGTTTCGGGATATACAATACCAATCCCATCTACAGTGCCCGGACAGCCTCCCTTAGTTCATATTGATTTTATTTCAAGAAGTGCTTCAACATATAATTGGAACCATTTTGTTAGTTATCCGTATAAAAATATTGATAAAGTTATGTCTTTTAATAATGAAAATTTAGTTAATCCTTTGACTTGGAATGCTGTTGATGGAATTCCTTTTGTTGTTGTTATTTTAGATAGTGCAGGTAATCCTTTATTAGAGGGTGGAAATTCAATAATTCGATTTAAGTGTCCGGTTAAACACGGGTTATCGGAATCTGAGTTTATTAAGATTAAATTAAATGGATATGTTAATACCTACCAAATATTTTCTTTTGGTGATGGTTTGCCAGGAACGGAAGAATATATTGTTAATATATTTAATATTGGTTATATATCTATTTTTAGTGACGGTGATGACGGTACATTTAAGAGAGTAATAAATAATGAAAACCCCAACGATACAACATCCAAATATTATGTGATTCAACATAAGATAATTACGGATGTGAATGATGCTGTTTTAGTTAATTCAGGATTCGAAAAAAATATATTTGGTACTAATAAAAAATTTGAAAGTCGTGTTTATACACCAAATAAGGTAAGTAGAGTTTCGATTAAAGAAAATTCACAATCATATACATTATCGTTTAATAAAGATATTGATGTAAATGAATTGAGGGATAATCAAAAACGACCAATAAGTGAGTTATACATTAGTACGATATGGAAAGGATATTTTGGATTAACTTTTGGTGGTGTTGATAATGTTGGAAATCCTGTGGGATTAAAACAAGGGTTTGATTTTAATTTATCACCATTAACGTCATTTAACATACCACAATCTTGGTGGGGGTCGGATAATTCCAATTCAAATTTTGTTAATTCAAATGGATTACCATATCCTATTGATACTTACTCAACATATGTGGGTTCAAACATTAAGTTTACATATCTTAAATCACTTAAGATGGGGGATACTATTGATGGTAACTATTGTGAATGGAATGATTACGAACAAAAAGAGAGAGTTATTTCGGAAATGTATCATAAATTTACATTTAATTCGAATGTGTTTAATATAGGTTCGACAGATGATAATAATCAATTTGGGTATTATTACAAACCAAATAGGTTGATGAGAATTAGGGGGTTCTCTGATTATATTGAGACGGGTAGTATTAAGAATATGGCGGATGTTCCGGATTATTCATATTTCTCAACAACATATAATTCTTTTATTTGGAGAGATTTATATACCTATGGTTTTAAGGATAATTCAGGTAATGGTGTTGATTATCCGTTTTTAAATGGAAAACATTATCCATATGAGAATTTTATTTTTAGAATAATACCGGAAGGCACTAATTATATAGAAAGTAGTTTACATAATTATGCAACTCTTTACGGGGCGGCTCAACCAATAACAGACAATTGTGAATAATAATAGTTATAAATTTACATTACCAAAAGGTAACGACAAATATATCAATATACCAATTGAGATTAAATGGGATATTCTTGGACAGGATAATGCTGTAGATGAATATCAGCAAAATGTTGTGGAAGATATAATTGGGTTTCCTGGTGATTTTGAGGTATTAAGATTTGCTCACGCACCTTATAATAATAGTACAAAAACTGATATCAAATATGATTTTCATTTTTTTAGTGTTGATGGAGGTGTTCCTCCTAATCCGTCAAGTGATGTGACTACTGCGGTCTCAACAGATTGGGAGGTTAGTTATATTCCTGAAGGTTTTTTAACTACTGAAATATACTATTATGTAAAACCATTTACTAAGTCATTTTTTAAATTGGATTTTTATGATAGTAAAGATGCGATTACCCAAACTAATTATTTTACGGTAATATTACCAGTTCAACAGGGATTCACGGTAAGTTCTATGATTAGTTCCTATCAACCATCGGTTGAGATTAAAATACCGTCATTTAAGTTAGATTATGTTGGGGATAAAGAAGGGTTCTTTTTGTATTGGTTAAGAAACACAAAATTTTTAAATATTAGTAAATTTTATATGACAGCAAAGTTTTTTGATGCTAGATTGGGTGTTTTTGTTAAAATGATGAATGTTCCCCAAGCATCAACACTGGTTCCATCATTATTTAGATTTAATCCTGAGGATTTTTTTTATTATGAGGTTAGATTGGATTATAATGAGAAAACATATGAAGTATGGGATGTTAATGGTAGAGTTGGGACGACAAGTTCAATAAAATGGTATGAATATATAAACCCATAATATGACTGAAAGAGATTATCGTATTAAAATATCCCCTGAATTTATTAGTGGTGACATTTTTAAGGTCACTTATAACGCAGGAACTATAACGGGTACCGGAATAGTTAATGAGTGTTGTATTATTCCATCAGAAACTTTTAAAATTAATTTAACAGGTGCGTCTTATGTTTATTCATCAATGACCGAAGTGTTATCTGGTGGGACTAATGGTTCATCTCTATTAACAGGGTTAACCATTCCAATATTATTGACTGAAAACACAATTGATATTGGGTATTATTCAGTATTTGATGGTATGGTTTTGCAACAAGATACCATGTTAAATTTTGTTTTTTCGGGTGATGGTGTGCAACCACATAATTGTTATTTTTATAATACTTCGGATACTGAATTTAAAAAATATTTAGAATTTTCGACATATACTATTGATTGGGGGGATGGATATGTTGAACCTGTAACATCGACATTACCTTTATCACATTTTTACCCACAAACAACTGATGTGAATTATACAATTACTATGTCAGGTATGAGTCCTTGGGGGGTAAATATTATTAAAAAAACAGTTCGACCACCATTTACAGGTACAACAACATTAAATAAACAAGGTACAGCTCATTTCAAACCAGCTGGTGGTAATTGGTCGAATACTCTACTTTCTTACGATTATATATTCAGTGGGGATTCAAGTTGTGATGCGACAACTGATGATATATGGTTATTTAATACAGGTAATGTTCCACCATTTACTGGACAATCAATACCTTTTCTAATAACAGGTTATACAATATCGTCATTAAATGATTTAAAACAATATGGTTCTGTTAAATTTAAACCGGGGATTCAAGTAACGGGTAACACAGGAATGATTGGTACTTATTCGGGTACAAGTTTGGATGGATTATATACTGCTTATACAATTAATGATGTTGATTATTATGATTGGTCGGATGGAACAACAATTTTTGCGGTAAAATCTTCAGGTTTAACCTCTAATATGGTGGTTTGTGAGCCAATTGTGAAAAATGAGTTATTATTAGGAATAATTGATGAGGCAGAAGTACAATCTAATATATTTATAGAAAGGGGTAAGAACTCGGCCCTTGAAAGAGTGGAAAGATTGGGTGAGGTTGATAACGTAGGAGATTTAGTCAAATACGGGTATAAATTTTTTAATGTAAATACTAAAATATAGAATGGCTACAGGAACATATGGAACAATAAGACCGGCTGACGTAAGTCCGGAGGATGTTGAGATAATTTTAAATTATACACCATCAAGAGATGAAACGGATAATTTTGTATTAACAAAGTTGGACGCATTATCTATTTTAAAACCTTACTATAACAATAGTGATACGGGGGTTAGTAATGGTATTGAAATATTGGGTGGTTTATATAATTTAAAACTGCCTGCGGAACAATTTAATAAAATTGGTGTCTATACTTTATTTATTAGACCAGCTCAAATAAGAACAACAATATTAGATTGTGGTGTGTTATCGGCACTTCCAAACGTTAAAGGTTTGATATTTGATTTAAGTCAAGTTCCTTCGAATTATAGAAACAAATTTGTTAGTCAAGGATTAGTTGGTTTTAGAATTGAATATTTAAACTCAGATGGTACAAAAATACCTAATTTTTTTAGAATTATTACCTCATCATTTTTTTGTGAGCCAGTAGTTCAAAACTTAACAAATTCATCACAAAAATCAATAAGATATAAATATACGGATAACAATACTAATTTGTTATTCTGTACTTTAACACCATCTTCGGCACCAACAAATAAGCCAAATGCGACACCATATATAGGCCAACCAAATCAGAATGTAATTATTACAAATACATTCTTTAATCCAATAACTTTGGATATTGAAATTGGTGAGCATGATTTCTCAACATTGGCTATTGGTATTTATGGTAATCAAACTAAATCTATGGATGATGGTATCTACACATATTACGATAATAGTTATAACATTTACAAACAATACAATTTATACGAAATTAGAGACCAATTTAACGCATTATTATATGAAGTTAGACAAGATAGAGGTAATAATATAGATTTTAGTAAAAACTTTACAAACATAACTCAATAATGGCTACAGAAAAATTTACTTGTCCTCCACAAACGGCATCAGGTGCTGGTACATTTTCCGATAATTCAGTTGGATTTCAACTTGTTACAGGTGGTGGTTTAACGCAAGGTAATTTTGAATTTACAACGGGGATAACGGAAAAATCAAATAGAACTTTTACCACAGGAGTGTTCTCTAATCCAATTAATTTAGAGGGGTTAGGTGTTGATAGTGTTGCACAATCAAAAACGATATTTGAAAACAACTTTAAGGTTTATCCTAATTTTGATATAACTCAAGTTACAAATTTTACCACATATGGGTCAATGGTTAAAAGAATTTCAACATCTGTTGAAACTATTATTAGTAAATTTCCTGCGGCATTAGAAGTGACCTTTATGGATGAGAATTATGTGACCGGAACAACAGCAACAAATATATCTTATAACCCAATAACAGATGAGACTAGTATAGAACTAAATGTTTCTAAAATTAGAAATCCATTTGACGTTGATTTTAGTGTTAATTCTACTAGAAATTTGGAGTTAAGAGAGGTTCAGGTTTCTCCTTTAAGAAATTTAACAACACAATTTATTAAATACTCGTTATATTATAGTGGTGTCGGTTATAATCTTACTCATATTGAACCAACAACATCATTAACTACCGGAGTACTTAAAATATATCTTAAAGGTGATGTTTTTCCAAATCAAACTGAAACATATGATGATTTAGTTATTCGACCAAATGACTATGAGGTTAGTAGGGTTTTTAACGAAGATTTAGATGAGGTTCAAAGATTTTTATTAAATAGAAACTCAGTACCAAATTATACGGCAACATTCCAAGTTCCAAATGAGAATGATGATGGTACTTATTACATTCAAAATACGTTAGTTACGTGGCCATTATATGGTAATTGGAATTTGGATATATTAACAAATTCATTTACTACTTATTTAACTACTTTAAATACCATTAGTGTGTCTTTTGATGGATATCAGACAAATCTTGTCTCAAGATTTTTAACAACTGATTCTCTTAAAGAGTTTGATACTTCTGACCAAAAAATTGAAAAAATATTACAAATATATGGTAGAAGTTTTGATGAAACTAAAAAATTTATAAATGGGTTGGCGTATATGAATTCGGTTAATTATAATACCGGTAATGATATTCCATCACAATTATTAAAAAATTTATCTCAAACATTAGGTTGGGCTACAAATATGTCACCAATAACTAATGATGATTTTTTATCGTCAGTTTTTGGTCAAAAAAATGTAGACAAATCGGCTTTTAGTGGTGTTGGTCAATCTCAAACACCTGATGAATTAAATTATCAATATTATAAAAATTTAGTTCTTAATTCTGCATATTTGTTTAAGTCAAAAGGAACTAGAAAGTCAATTGAAACTTTAATGAGGTTGATTGGTGCTCCTGATGCTTTAGTTGAGTTTAATGAGTATGTTTATTTGGCGGACCAAAGAATAAATATGAATGAGTTTAACTCTCAATATGCTAATATATCGGGAGGAACTTATTCTAAAGAATTACCTATTTTAGACGGGGAATATACATTTAACATACAAGGTGTGGTGTGTTCCGGTTTCACAACAACATCGGTTCTTCAAGAAGCGAACGTTACTAAAGGAGATTACCCTATTAGTGATAGTGGATATCCATCGTCACCTATTAATTCTGATACTTATTTTTATCAAATGGGTAGTGGATGGTTTGAATCAACACCAAAACATAGGTCACCGGAACAACCTGATTTAACTAATAGTGTTTTTACAGGGTCAAACCCAAATTATCAAACAAAGTTAGCTCCTTTTACTTATGGGCAAGAATACTTAAATGTTTATAAAAAATTCCCATTCACTGATTTGGGATATAATTTAAGTTCAATTATTGATAATAACAAAAGTTGGGCAGATACTGAAATTGGAAGTAGAAGTAATTTAGATGGTGGTTATAATTCGTTATATACTACTGATAGTGAAGATTTAATTATTAATGTTAAAAATATTGATTTATATTTAAATCCTGCTCAAGGATTATCGTATGATGTTTGGTATATGTCTAGAGAATTTAACTTCCCTATTGCCGATGAAGGTTTGGGTTATGTTGCACCAACAAGATGTAATCCTAATCCAAATTCATCTTACCCTCATAGAGGTGGCGTTGATTCTACGATTATTAATCCTCAACCATTAAAGGAAACATTCTTTGAATTTGCTCAGACATTTTGGAAAAACACAATTAATGTTAGAAATAGACAATACGCAACAGATGGAAAAACTAGTGGGTATCCAACATTATCTTCAATATATTGGAATTATTTAGAATCCCAATCTTTGGCTGGAATTCAAAATGATAATTTTACATACCAAACAATGATTGACTATGTAAATGGTATGGGTGATTATTGGATTAGATTAGTGGAACAAATGATTCCAGCAACAACAATTTGGAATACGGGAGTTAAATTAGAAAACTCTATTTTTCATAGACAAAAATTTGTGTGGAGACGACAAAGAGGTTGTGATTTAGTTCCAATTCTTTGTAATCCTTGTAAATTCACGGGTAGTATTTATTTAGATAATTGTACTGTATGGTCTCACTTATGTAATGTATATCCTGATAAAGGATTTGATTTGATATTATCTGATGTTGTGAATACAGAAGGATGTGATGAAGATACGATTAGTAGTGATTGGTTTGTTGATATTACTATAAATGGGTTTAATATTAATCAAGTACCATTTTTCCATGGTTCGGGTCTTTATTTCCCAAATAGTGTTCCTAACTTATCTGATTGGGAGACAGCTTTAAACCAAACTTTACAACAAATATATTCGTTAGGGTATGATTATCGTTATGAGACAATTGATAATGTTTATTATGTCAGAATTTGGGATACAAATTGTGCTACTACACCATCAACTAAAACAATAACTATAAATGTGGGAATACAATACAGTATATCTTGTCAGTAAATATGAAAAATAAACTTTACAATAACTTACACATTATAAATGGCTTGTAATATATTATATAATACTAGTATAACCGGAGATTGTGCTAATATTAACTCAGGGTCATTTACCATTAACATTAGTGGTACGGGTCCTTATTCCATTCAATGGGTGTCACCCTTCACCGGAACGACTTCTTTAGGTTTGAGTGCCACAACATATTCACGAACAAGTTTATCGGCAACAACTTATACTTTTAACATTATTGATAGTTGTAGTCCTAATACAATAGTACCTGTAAATATTTATATTTCTAGCGGGACTAGTGTTTCTATAACAAATTTTAGTAATACAATATGTGGTGGAAATAATGGTTCTTTAACGGCATCGACAAGTAATATATATGGAACACCAACTTTTAGTTTATATAATAATACAGGGGGGTTTGTTTCTTCAGGTGCGTCATATACTAATACATTTGTATTCACTAGTTTATCCTCAGGAACTTACTATGTGATTGCTAATGATGGTGGTGGTTGTGTGGGGAAATCAGAGACGTGTATCATTAAAGAATCGAATCCAATTGATTATGATTTTTATATTGTGGATGATGCGGGTTGTAAAGTTAATTCAGGTAAAATGTTTATTTCAGGATTAACAGGAACGCCTCCTTACACTTATTTATGGTCAAATGGTAGTATTACAAATTCTATTTCAGATTTATCAACAGGTGTTTATAGTGTTACAGTTACTGATAATACAGGTTGTAGCGTTAGTAAAAGTGGTTTTGTTGGTGAAGTAACGCCTGTTGGGTTTGGTGTTGAATATTTAAAACAACCAACGTGTTTTAGTGGTGACGGTGAGGTTACTATTGTTGTGACTGATGGTACTCCACCATTTTATTATTTAGGTTCAAATGGTGTTACAAATGTCACATTTGATAGGACTGTTACTTTTAGTGGGTTAAGTGCCGGTCTTTTTACTATTCAAGTAACGGATGCGGGATTATGTAATTTTATATCCTCAGTTACTTTACAAGTTCCGATGGGAATCTCGTCAGTTTCAGTTGAAACTAAAAATTCAAAATGTAATGATTTGACAGGTCAAATAGGTCCTATCCATGTTTTTGGTGGGGTTATACCTTATACTTATACTTTAACGGATTTTGATGGTAATATAATAAGTCAAACATCTAATAGTGGTACTTGGACTTTTAATAATTTATCTTCAGGTACTTACTTATTAACTGTTTCTGATTCAGGTACTGAGTCTTGTGTATTTATGGATTCGTATACGGTTAATAATGATGTGTTATATGATTTAACCGTTACTACAACAGGAACTACTTGTGATGGTAATGATGGGGTTGTAACGTTAGACATTACATCGGGAGGAACACCGCCTTACTTATATAAAATTGATGGTAAATCAATTAAAACTTCATTAACTTCTTATACTTTTAATAATTTAGTTTCGGGTAATTATGTTGCGAGTGTTACCGATGCGTTATATTGTTACCAATCAACACCATTTACTATAGATGAGTCGAACACTATAGATTTTCATTTATTAAGTCAAAATGCGATAAATGATGATGGGATTATAACTGCTTACATAACTAATGGAACACCACCATTTACGTTATATTTTAATGGTGATACTGTTGGAACTACAGTTATGTCTATACCTGATTTACCTATTGGTGATTATTCGGTTAGGATAGTTGATAGTTCGGGATGTTCTAAAACAAAAAATAATAAAATCGGAGGGTATCGACAAAGAGGTTCTATTGGGTCTTACAATGTTTGTAGTGGTACGTTAGATAAAAGTATTGTTCTCAATTCTAACATTAGACAATTTTTTTATGAAGGGTATAATGAGTTAATATTGACAGAACCAACATATTCAAATTGTATTTTAACAGGGGCTACGTTTTCTGCGACAACAACTATTGGTGATTGTGTTAAAACTGAATTATTTTATCATAGTACAACAATAACGGATTATCCATCTGATGAGGATTGGTTTTTAGTTATAACTTCATTAATTGAATCCTGTCCTCAAATTGGTTCCGGTAATGTTTTAATTAATTCTTTAACTAATACTATTACTGTTACAACAAATTGTGATTTAGAATCTTTACATAATTCAAATGTTTTAGTTGAGTTAAGAATTCATTATGAGATTGCTTGTGTTTGTGCTTTACCAACACCAACACCAACAATGACACCAACTCATACTCCGACTCCAACAATGACTCAAACGCCAGGAGCATCACCATCTGTGACGCCAACACATACTCCGACTCAAACACCGACACATACACCTACAATGACTCAAACTCCAACGAGTACAATGACTCCAACACCAACACCGACATCTAAAAAAACATATTATGCGTATGTTATATGTGATGCGAGACCAAATTTAACTACTTCAGTGATTCAACCAATACCGGCAATAGTTGGTAATATGGTTAATGATGTTATTTTAGATTTAAATAATAATATTTGTTGGAGATTAGTTGAAATTAGTGATAATGAGAATCATTTAATTAGTACTTATGGTGGAACTACCTATACTAATAATTATTTTACAAATGTTTATGGTGAAATATTCTCAAGTCAGAACACTAAAAATCCTTGTGACGATTGTAAAGAAGTTATAAAATCATTACCAGTCCCGGTTAAAAGTGATTGTCCAACAAACTTAAGAAATTGGAGTGATTGTCCTAAAGCTGATGTTATAGGTATTATTTATGTTAATGATACAATAATTTATTCATTTGATTATGACTTTGATGTTAGTTTATATTTAGATACTTTACCAACAAATAATGGTGATTATGTTAATATAGTTTTAACAACATCAAGTAGTGATACTATTGTTACGTTAAATGTTTCATATAATGATGGTGTAACATATTCTCAAACAAGTAATACAGTAATTAATTTTGGTTATTTTGTTAAATGTGATGCAAAATCACAACCTGATTCTATTGATATTTTCTCAACGTGTGAACGTGTTCCACCATCAATAATATTATATAGTACAACATATAGTGAGGGTGGTTTTATTCCTACCCCAGCATATTCATATACATCAAATAATTCACCACAAATGGTGTGGATGTTAAATAATTTTAATGGAATAACGGTAACTAGTTTTGAAATACTTTGTGAAGATATTGATATTGTTGGTAGTAGTCCTGATGGATATTCTGTTCTATGGCATGTTACAAATATTGACCCTACACAATTCAATATTGCGAGTAACGGTACTTGGATTGGTGATGCAATACTTAACTTTACTGATGGTGACCCAACTAGTTTTAATGGTTGGAACGGTCCTAGTGTAACGGGTGGTTTTGTAAATCATTATAGAATACAAATAACAGCTAATTTATCTAGTGGTGGTTCCGTAAGTAGTAATTACTCAACATTTAGAGCTACTTGTACGACACCATACTGTTAATAAATAAAAAACCCCTCCGTTAAGAGGGGTTTTAAATTACCATATGTTTTCTTGTCTCATGTGACCTAAGACACAACAATAAGCATCTGTTTGGTCGAAGTTCTCTTTTTTGAGTGTATTGTTTCTTGTGTATTGCCAAGTAATTTGTGGTTCTTTTTTTGCAATTAAGTCCCATATAATTTGTTTCTTATCAATATCTTTTGGGAGACCGCCGAATAGTACAAATTTACCTTGATTGTTTTCTTTAACTAATTCAGGGAAGGCAAACTTACGAGAGTTATATGTTGATATGAAGTCAGGGACTATCCCTAAAACATCATATATCTCTTTTGTGACTAATGTGTTAAAACGTAATAATGTTTGAACGGTATAGACGTTATTTGAGTTTAATAGAGGTTCTTCAATAATTACTTTAGTGATACCCATATCTTTATATTCTAAAAGTTTAGCTCTAAAGATTTCACCTTTAAGAAGTAATTCTTTTATTTTATTATCTTCCTTAGGTTTAGGTGTTGGTGATACGTGAGTTAATTCCAATAATTCTTTACTTTCTATGTCGAATAATGCGACACCTATAGTTTTTGTTGAGACATCTAATCCAAGTACTTTAGGGCTTTCTTTTAATGTTTTTTTCATATATTAAAAATCAAATTTTACTAAAAACTGTTGAATTCCTTGTCTAAGGACAGGAGATTGTAGCTTTGATACAATCATAAGATTCATTTGGTCATCGTAAAGACCAATTTCTGAAATATATGGTGTAACACCTTGAGACCAACTTGGGTTGGATGAGTGTTGAAACTCGGCTTGGCCAAGATTTATTTTATATCTCATTTCATAGATGGTTGCTTGTATGTCAGTTTCTAAGGAACCGTAAAAATAATATTCGTCACCAAAATTAAGAGTTTGTCCTGTTTGTCCTATTGATGGTAATGAAATGAAATTGTTTAAATTATATTTGTTAGTTTCTGATGTGTCATATAAAGTTTTAGTGATAACGAATGTATTACCGGTAAGACCTGATTGAGTAATATAACTATTTACGGTTGTCGCACTTAATTGATTTGTAAAATTAATTAATCTCCATTTATTTGAGTCAGGTCTATCACCATTTTCAACAATTTGGCAGATTATTTGAAATTTGTTTGCAACATAACCATTAACTAGTGAATTATTTGTTATTTGTTTTAAACAATTAAATCCACCACCAAAAGTGATTGCAACATCTTGTTGTCCTGCAACACCACAATTAACATTTGGTCCTAATATTGTTGAGTAATAATTACAATGTAATGAATTTGTTGCTCCTGATGATGAGTTTGTTAATAAATAACTAACATACATCGTTTGGTTAGTTCCTGATAGTACCCCTAAACCAGAAGAATCATTAACTACAGTACAACTATTTGGTGTTATTAGAGATGTTGTGGCTGATGGTAAAGTCCAGTTACGATTTGATTTATAAGATAATGCGGCGATTAATTCCTCATCATCGATTACGATTATTTTTTGGTCGGGAAACACTTTACCAACTCTGTTAGGTTGTCCATTAACACTATTTGGGTGAGTGTCCCATAACATATAATAACGAATACCTGGTGTATTCATATCTGTGTTTTTAGTGGATTTGATATAGTGAGTTTTAAACACATTGATTGGTACCTCGTCTTCAGGTGGGAAAACATAGAATGTTTCACCGTGACAGCACTCAGGGTTTTTATGCCACATTAACCAAGGTAAGTGTAATTTAAAATTTCTTGCGTCTCCTGTTACATCTTCAGCATTTGTTCCGGTAATCGGTTGCTCGAGTGCAAATTTTTCACCATAGAAAAAATCAATCGTGTTATTTGTATAATGAATGATAGCTATTGATTTTTGTTCTTCCGGAGTAACAACAATTTTTTTATTAAATGAATTATAATAATAAACAGAATCTTCAACATTCATATCTTTATCAACAAATGTTTGACCGCTACTTGACATATATCCTAAGTATTCTTTAGTACCAATATATGATTTAGAATTAAAATGTGTGTAATCTTGAGATATTGTTGGAATTAATCCTGCGGGGTTTTCAGACCAAGGAATGTTCATATTCCAAACTTTAACATCAAATTGGTCTGTATCACAAATAGATTCAAAATTAATCACATCAGTGTTCCAATGTTGGGTTGGTGTTATACTATCGTATAATGAAGTCATATTAGGTGGATACACTAATGTTCTAACATAAGTACAAGCGGACGTTATGTAAGTGTAGTTAGGTGTTACTCTATCTAAAGTTATTACATTTAAACAAATATCAACAATTTTATATGTTAAGATATTGTGACAACTATTAACATTTACAAAGGTGTTAATAACAGGTGTTGGAGTACAACCTGTTGGGGTTGTTAGACAACAAGTTGATGATGGTGTTGGTGTTGGGTATGGTGGCATACAAGCATCATATGATGGTGTAACCGTTGGTGTTGGTGTGGGTGTTGGTGATGAAGGTATGTTAGTTCCACAATAACTAGTATTACCATCAAAATAAATTGTGATTAAATCTCCTTTTGATGGTAATCTAACAATATTGGTGTTACAACCTGAATAAATTATTTTGATTTGTGTTCCACCGGTGAATGTTGAAATATCGACAACATAGTTAGAATTGATAACGTAATTAGTGTTAGTGTTTGCACTCCAACTTGAAGGTGGTGATGTTGTATCTCCACTAAAAAAACCTCTAATTGATGCTCTATTATATATTGGAGAAACCGCAGGGTCTGAGAATGGGATACCATAAGTACTATTGTTATTTTGATTAACATAAATAGGGTATTTAACATTCTGTTTATTAGTTTGACCTTGAGCAGAATTTTGTGAATTAAAATTCGGTTCTAATATATTATTATAAGATTGATTGTAAGGGGCACCACTTAAGGTGTTGTAAGAAATTTCACTATCTCCAATTTGAAAATAGGAGATGTTAAAATTACCTTCAGATAGTTTTTGTCTAGCTGTGTCGGTTAATCTTGTGTTAATTAGTGCTGATGTGTTTTTAACTATATATGCCATACTGTATAAATATTCTGTGTTTTATTATTAGTTAATTTTTATTGAGCAACAATCGCATCCACTAATAACAGGATTACTAATTGAGTAGTTATCGGTGCAATATCCAACAACACATTCACCTAATGTAGTTTTATCAACTCTTGATGTTGTATTGATTGTTATAGTATCATTATTTGAAATTGTTAATGAACTCCAAACATCATCAATGTTTGATTGATAAACATATTCTTTTTGACAGTTAGTGATTGTATTAATCGATTGTGTGTTACCTGTTACTGTACTGTTAATTGATATTGGTGTGATGTTTTTAGTTAATACAGTTCCGGTTGTTAATATTGATGTTCCACTTGTTGGGGATGAATAAAAACTATTGTTATGTATAATATCAAATGTGATGGTTGTACCATCAGGTAATGATGGATTTACATCGACGATTGTTTCGTAAGTATTAACTAATGATATATTATTATTAACGGGTGTAGTATTAATCGTTTTAAGTGATATACTATATGTTGTGGATTGTTGTTGTTTATCTAATGTTACTGAACTTGAATAAGATTCTAATAATGAATCAACAACCAATAATGAATAAATTCCACTACAAAGGTTGGTAAATATTGGGGATGATGAATACGTCACACCATTATCGATTGAGTAATTGAATGGAGGGTTATCTAATGTTACATTAAATATAATACTACCATCACATAAACAAGTTGGTTGATTAACACTTACTGGTGGTAATTGTTTTCTTACATTACCACAACTACCTTCATTTGTTGTTATTGATTGTAATGGAAAACCTCCGGTTCCAAACCAGTTTGTTGGGTATGTTATTGAAGAAGTTAGTTGTGTATTTGAAAACATTATATTACCATAAATTGTTGAGGATAATAACCATCTGGTACCGTCCCAATTAATGGTTGAATTTGGGTTAAGTTCATTTTCGTCTATCCAAGTTGGTTTATTATTAGAATCTAATCCATTATAAATAAAATGGGTGTCACTTACAGATATACCCCCTTTTTTAGGTGCTGATACTGATAAACAAAAATCAGGATATAAACTTACTGTTGGAACAATTAATGTAACTGTGTTATTTAGACAATGTTCGTTATAGATATAGAAAACACCTAAATTAACTGGTGTTGTATTTGGTACTTTGACGATAATACCTAATTGTAAAGTTGTTCTTGGTATGTTTTGTGCCAATACTCCGGATGGGTATAATATTGGTATATCGGCAGGTCCTGGAGGTGCACTATTGTAATAAATTGTGTATGGACCATCTGATGTTGATTCCATAGTTAAACTTATAGTATAATAATAATGTGTGTTGTCTATTGGTGTTGGTGTGTAATTACTAATAGTTCCACTGAATGAACAGTCTCGTTCTGTATGAATATTACAAACTGTTATTGCAGTATAGTCGTGCCAGTAATCAACGGTTGTTGCCGTATAATAACCATTACCAAGACCATCAATTGCTGGTGATACATTACCAGTATTCCACCAAGTAGTTTCATATGGGGGAGTTCCTCCTGATATTAGAAGAGATACTTGACCATCATAACTGTCGTATGATGTAGGGTTAGATACCACACAATCAACAACCATTGGTAATATTGTAATAATCCCACATTCATTTTTATAACCAATAATTGTTGGGGGTGTTATAATTGGTGGTGTGTAACAAGGGTATGTATTAAAACATTTCTCACAATCGCTCTCCCATTGAAGACCTATTGGTGTTGTGTTATATATTTGATAATTACCGACAGATGATAATGAACTACCACTATAAGTAACACATCCCTTAAAAGTTTCGATAGATAGTGGATATGTTTTACCTTCAGGATAGGAAAACCAAGAAGACCAATCATCGGTGGTACCTGAGGTAATTCCAAAAGGTTCGACCCCACCACAACATCCGCTAAAATAATGTATAATACTACCCATTTTTATTAATTGTTTTATTATAAATAATCTAAAGTTTGATTTTATTAAAATATAATTGACATTTACTTTTAATAAATGGTGTGGTTGGTGATATTTATTAGTATGAAACTTATTAGTACCATATCCAATATTGTTACGGAAGCTAAAGAACTATATGATTTGGCTTGTGATAAAGGAGTTCCTGAAAAAGAATTGGAACGACTTGAAAAAAATTATTACGAATCCTTAAAACTTCTAAGGATATATGAAAACTTGGGTAAGAATCCTAAATAACACCACCATCAGTTATATTCCACCCATAACCACCGGAAATTACTGGATTGGTTAGGATATCTCTACCGGATTGGCTGGATGATGTGTATTGTGCATCACCAAACTTTATATTAAGTGATAGTTGAAGTGATGGTAATGAACTCCACCCATTATATATAGAGTCTAGATTATTTGAAGAAAACGTTGATGGGGTTTTATCTTCCATGAATGAAGTAAAATCATTAACCATTGATACATTCCAGTTTCCAATGTTTTGGTCAAATAATGAAAATATAAACATGGCAACCATTGTTGTGACATTTGACACATTCCAACCGGATAATGGTTGGTTAAATAGTGAATTTTGAAACATTTGATTCATTTCGGTAACGTTCGAAACATCCCACGAATTAATATCTTGGTCGAATACCGTTCCCGCAAACATATCATTCATGTTAGTAACGCCTGAAACATTCCAATTACCGATAGGACTGTTAAACATTGAATTTGAAAACATACTATTCATTTGAGTAACGTTCGATACATCCCATGAACTTATATCGTCATTAAATCCTGAACCATCAAACATCCCATACATGGTGGTAATATTACTAACATCCCAATTATTAATAAACGGTATTGTTGTTAATGAAACACATGACGCAAATGTATCTTCTAAATTATATATTCCGGATAAATTAAGTGTGTCTGTAACATTTGTTAATGATAAATCGTAACAATTGTAAAAATTACTACCACTATTACCTAATTGAAGACAACCCCACTGTAATATTTCAATAATATTTACAGAATAGGGTGAAGACATAAACGACCACCCATTTATAATTCCTTTGATGGTTATTGTATAGGTTCCAGCTACATCGTAAGTGTGGGAACTATTTGAATATGAGTTAGATGAAAAAGTGCCGTCACCCCAATCTATTATTCCATCGTATGTTCCATCTAACTCATAAGGTAATGTAATACTCTCAAATGAACTTGTTGTTCTCCAAACAGAGATAAATGCTGGTGATAACATATTACAATCAATAATCTTAAATCTTTCACAACCATCGGATGTTATTATTTTAATACCGACAGCGGGTGCCATGTCAAATGGGAATGGTAATAATATTTCGTTTATTGGTGGTACAGATGTTGTGATGGTTGATATTAAAACACAATCATTACCATAGACATTACACACATATATATTATATGGGTATGTTAATCCTGTTATTGTATTTAATGTTATTGATGTCATAAATTAAGGACAGTATAACCAATTAGTACCATTAATGTGTATGTTAAAATAAAGTGGTGAATTATCGGTTATTGTTATTGTTGCTGGATTAGTCGGACCACAGTACCCCGTGTATGTTGCGTTAACAGCTTGTCCTGGTACAACGGTACCTTGACCAATACCGAATGTGATTGAGTTTCTAACATATGTGGCTCCTTGTTCTGTGATATAAAAATTATAAGTTTCTCCCGAACATAATGAATTAATAAAGTGTGGTGTTATCACTGAAGATGTTGTGTAATGTCCAAATAATGGTGTTCCAAATAATGATGAACCACCTAAAGTACTATAACAACTAATAGGTTCTGATGATTTTTTAAAATAAATGTAAATACCATATCCTGCTGGTGGAATAACGTTTATGTCTTTAGTTAAATAAGCATAAACTGATGGTAATTGATTAGGGAACGATGGGTTACATAAAGAACAATTAAGTTGTGTTGTACTTGGAGTCATCGTCATAGTCATTGTTGGTGTATGTGTCGGAGTTTGTGTTGGTGTGTGACTTGGTGATGCTCCCGGTGTTCCGGTCGGTGTGTGTGTTGGAGTTCTAGTCATTGTTGGTGTTTGGGTAGGTGTTGAAGTATGTGTTGGTGTTGGGGTTGGAACAATTGCTGATTGGCAATATATACAAGCACCGTCTTCATATGAAAAACCGTAAGGACCAGTAGTTATGTTAATTGTGTTAATATTTCCGTGGTCATAATCCATACCAAGGTAAGATATACATCTTGTTTCGGTCACACCGTTGTTATTAACAGTTGCCCCTAAAACAATATATAAATCAAATTCAAATCCTGTTGGGGTTCCGGTTACATCAGTACAATAGTAAAAATCGCCATTATAACAATCTTGAAACTTCAATACTCCCGGACAAATAATTTGACCTGTGATTGCGGAATAACTACCAAATCCATCAATCAAACAATTTCTAGATATTAATGGTGAGTTAAAAGGTAATTTAGACCATATATTGTTTTCGTCATACATAGTTGGTGTTACTGTTGGTGTTGGTGTTGGTGTCGGAGTATATGTGTAACCACTAGCATCAATACCGATTATTGAACAATAGTTTGTTGAACTTGGTGTAACCGTAGGTGTTGGAGTTACGCTAGCACTTGGTGTCGGAGTTGGTGTTGGGATAAATTCACAATCAAAGATTGCTGTAAAATCTAAAACATCACAATTTTGAGTTGGTGTTGGTGTAGGTGTTAAACATATACCACTAAAGACATAGGATGTTGATAAGTCGGGACAGATACTTGTGGATGGATACTTACCACTTAAATAACAAGTACCTCCAAGAATATTAGATAAACACCATTCACTAGTTGTCCCCGTTGTATGATATATAGTCCAACCACTGGTTTGACCCGTCCAATATGTGTAACCATTATAGGTACCACCTGTTATGTAGTTATCGTCGGCACCTACTATTCCGGTATTATTTACACAATATGTTGAATTACAAGCCATATTAGATTACTATATTTGAGATTGAGGTACAACCATTATTATCAACAACTTTTAAATTAAATGATATCTGACCTTCCATAATTGAAGGAACCTGAAAATCGTAAGGTAACGATGATGATGGTATTGTGTTAATATATACACAAGTAACATTTAATGAATCACATAGATAAACATTAAAGGGTGTTGCTCCGGATATATTATTGATATTAATATTTGTTGGCATTTGGTTAAAAGTTATTATCATAAATATAGTAGGATTAAAAAACTAATAAAGTTTTGATAATAATAATTTTATTCTTATCTTTGCCCCTATGTCAGACGATGCGGAAATATTATTAGAGATACTACACGAAATTTTGGGTGATGAGAAACTTCATTACGAATCGAAGGGTCAAATATCTTTTGACTGTCCGATATGTGATGAGGACCAACACAAAGGAAATATGGAGGTAAATTATTTTGACCACGTATTTAAGTGTTGGAGTTGTGGTGATGAGAATAATACCAAAGGACCTCTTGGAAAACTTATAGATAATTTTGGTAACAAGAAACAAAAAAAAATCTACAATCTACTCCAACCTGAGAATCACAAACCAAAAGAGAAACGAGTTGATAAACTAAAACTACCTGAGGGATTCACAAAATTCAAGGATAGTAGTTTGGTTTATCCAGTTCGTCGTCAGGCGTATAACTATTTAACTCAACGAGGAATAACCGATAAGATTATTGAAAAGTATGGTATTGGGTTCTGTGATAAAGGTGCGTTCTCTGGTAGGATAATTATACCCTCCTATGATATAAAGGATGAGTTAAACTATTTCATTGCTCGAAGTTGGGACCCAAATAGCCGAGCTAAGTACAAGAATCCGGAAGCAGCTAAAGATGAGATAATCTTCTTTGAGAGTACAATCAATTGGAATGCTGACATCCATCTTTGTGAGGGAGCGTTTGATGCTATCTTTCTACCTAATAGTATTTCTATGTTGGGAAAACATATGTCTGAGTTATTACTTAATACACTGTATGAGAAGGCGAATGGTAATATAATTATTTGTTTGGATAGTGACGCCTTCCAAGATGCTATTAAATTATACCATAATTTAAATGGGGGTAGATTATATGGTAAAGTAAAATTAATAAAATTAACTGGTGATGCTGATGTTGCCGATTTAAGGGGAAACATTAGTGATTACTTTTATACAATGAAATAAAGTTGTTAAAAATAACAACTTTATATAAAACTATGATATTTATATAATATGGGAAGAAACAAAAAAAATAACGAAGAAAAAAAACAAAGTATATCTATTGCTCTTAAACCTGAGATTTTAGAATACTACAGGAATCTTCATATTAACTTGTCTTCGTTAGTTAATAAATTATTAGAAGATTATAAAGAAAATGGAAACAAAAGTTTGTAAAAAGTGTGGTGTTGAAAAATTACTTTGTGATTATAATAAAGATAAGTATTCATCTGATGGTTTGAGATACCGATGTCGGGAATGCACATCGTTAGAGTATAAAAATTTTTATTATAAAAATAGAAAAAATGAAATTCAAAGACAGGTTAATTATCAAAAAAATAATGATGAATCTGTTAAAAAAAGTAGAAATTACCGACATCAAAAAAATTATGATAATAACATTTTGTATAAATTAAAATTTAATATTAGAAATAGGGTTAAACTTTTTATTAAAAGTGTTAATTTTGATATAAAAACTAATAACACCTATAATATTGTAGGTTGTACTCCTGAAGAATTAAAAATTTATCTTGAAGGACAATTTACCGAAGGTATGTCTTGGGATAATCATAAACACACGGGGTGGCATATAGACCATATAATACCGATATCTTCAGCTAAAACAGAAGAGGATGTTTATAAATTATGTCATTATACTAATTTACAACCATTGTGGTGTAATGAGAATTATAAAAAAGGAAAAAAAATAATATGAATAAATTAAAAAATGTTGCAACTGAAATATTAGATATTTTAGAAAAAAGACGACAAGAACTTGAACTTACATTTGTGGAGGACACACATACCTACACGATGAAAAACGCCAAAGGTGAATTAAAAAGTGATTGGCCTTCGGTAAGTAAAGTAATGAAGTCATTTTACACAGAATTTGATTCTGAAGGGATATCTTTAAAGAAGGCGAATGGAGACCCCGAAGTCCAACAACAATTATTGGCCGAATGGAAAGCCGCTGCCGACTATTCAATAAATGTGGGAAGTAGAACTCACTTTTTATTGGAAAAAAAATCTTTAGAGATGTTTGAGTTGGATAAGGAAGTTAGACAACCTGAATTTGAGTGTAATTTTGAACAGATATTACGTAGTGATTCTATGGTGTCTGCCGGAACTAACTTTTTAGAAACTATGAAAGAGCGTGGAGCGTTATTGTTGGATACAGAGTTAATTCTTGGTGACTATGAGTATGGTTATACAGGTGCTCCCGATAAAATGTGGTTAATTGAGAATAAAGATAAAACTGAGATTGGTATTATCTGTACGGATTATAAAACTAATAAACCAAAAAACTTTGAGGCGAGTTATTTTACCAAAAAAATGAAATATCCTTTCGAAAAGTTAGATGATACCGCTCTTGGACATTATTCAACACAATTACCATTTTATTGTAAGCTATTATTAAAGATGTTGAAAGGGTCTAAATACGAAAACATTAAAGTATTTGGATGTATTATTGTTCTTGTTAAAGATAATGGAACATTTGAAGAATTTAGAATACCAAAATCAGTTCAACAAACCATATTGGATATGGATATGAAAAAGTATTTGACTAAGAAATAAAAATTAACTAAATTTAAAAGAAAAACATATGGACGATTTATTGAAACCAAAGATTGATTTAAAAAAACAACCAACGGTTGAGTGTAGTGAGTGTAGTTGCATCTACTTCAAAGAAGTTGTTATGATAAAAAAAGTAAACAAATTATTAACAGGAAGTCAGGAAGATACTATAGTTCCATTTCCAACTTATCGATGTGATGATTGTGGTCACGTAAATGAGGATTTTAAATTATTTGATAAGTAATGAAACTATTTAAACGAAAAGATGTTTGTGCACCTTGTACCGCATCGTTATGGTTAATACCGACAATGTCTTATATATTCGGTAAAGTTGGTGGTTTAACATATAATAGAGAATGGATATGGTGGGTGGGAATACCAACTATGTTTTTAATATGGGTATTATTAAATTGGAAAATAAAAAAATAAGATGATAAAAAAAATAGTACATTTTAGTGATTTACACATACGATTGTTTAAAGACCACGACTTATATCGAGGAATCTTGAATAATATGTTGGAACAATTCAAAGAGATTGCTCCGGATAGAATTGTCTTCACCGGAGATTTAGTTCATTCCAAAAATCAAATGACTCCTGAACTTATTGAGTTTGTTGCTTGGATTCTTACGGAATGTTCTCAGATTGCCAAAACCATAGTTATTATTGGAAATCACGACTTCTTGGAAAGTAACTCCTCAAGGTTGGACGCTCTTACACCGGTGATTGATTCCTTAAAAAACGACAACATCGTTTATTTGAAGAACAGAGGAGAATACGAGGACGATAATGTTGATTGGGTAGTGTATTCATTACTTGACCATAACATCCCACCTGAGATTGAAAAAACGGGTAGATTAAAGATTGGTTTATTCCATGGGCCGGTTCAGGGATTAACAACTGATATTGGGTATAAATTTGAGACAGGATTTGAAACTGATAAGTTTGACGGATGTGATTTGGTATTATGTGGTGATATTCACAAAAGACAAATCTTCAACATTCCGGGTGGAAAGAAAGCGTATATGGTTGGTTCAACAATTCAACAGAACTATGGTGAGACAATAACCAAGCATGGATTCGGAATCTATAATCTTGAATCAGATGAATATTCATTTGTTGATTTGGATAATCCAAAACCTTTCTTATCATTTAAGATGAAATCATTTGATGATATAATAAACGGAACAGAAAAATTAGTTAATAGTGGAAAATAATGTAATAGGTAGAACACTTGATTTAGATTTAGGGTCTACACCGGTCAATGTGACCATAAAGGAAATAACTGATACCAAAGTGATTGTGGAATATAACAATTCTACACCGGGAAGAACTGAAGAGTTTACAATTATTGACTTTGAGTATTTTAGTGGGTTAAAAATTAAATAACAATGGGAAATCTTAGAGACAAATTCTCCGATGAGGAGTGGGAAGAATTACTTAAAAAAATAGAACAAGAAGACAAAGAACGTGCAGCAAATCAAGTTAACAAGTAGTCAATTAAGTAGTGTCAAAGAATATTGTAAATTAAACAATATTGAGGATGTGGATAAGTTCATAACCAAATGTTATACCGAAGGGTTTAACATAAAAAAATATGGACTACTTGGAGACGATTCAGGAAAAACAGATATTGTTGGTGAAAAACAGGTAGAAATTGAGGTAATTCGTGAAATACGGGTAGAAGTTCCGATTGAAGTTATTAAAGAAGTTATAGTGGAAGTTCCTGTCACAAATATAGATAAAATTTGTGACAAACCTGAATCAAATGATAAGGTAAAACTTCTCCAAGAAACTTTACAGAAACTTAGAAAAGAACTATCTTTAAAGAACTTAAGGATTGAAGAACTTGAAAAAAATAAATAAACTAAATAATATAATATGATTAAAATTTTAACTTGGTTCATTTTAAGCTACGGGCTTATGAACATTATGGTCTATGGGTCAATTTTTCAGGGATTCAGAAACTTTTTTAAAAAATGGGGGGAAATAACCGTAATACCTTTTTATGAGGTGGGTAACTTCATATCGGGAATATTATCATGTCCAATGTGTTTTAGTACATGGGGTGGATTTGTATTATCTCTTACAGTATTCTCGCCAACATATGAATTGTTCTCAACACCACTATGGATTAGTTGGTTCTTTGATGGGATTTTATCCTCTGGAGCTGTATGGGCTATAAACGCAATTGTAGAATGGTTTGAAGTTAATAGACCATCAAAAAATTAAAATATGAAACGTAATGTAGGTGAAATAGTTATTAAGTATCTAAGTAATAAAACTGAGACAAGAAATATCATTAAATGTGATGATTTTTTTAATTTAATTGGTATGATGGGATTTAGAGATGAAAGTCAAGAGGTTATCGATATTATTGATTACTTAGAAGATAACAAAACAGATATTAATTTTCACGGAGCAAAGACTAATGATTATTATAATAGGTTTAGGAATATTGAAAAAAAAGTTCAGTTATCTAAAATATTAAAAGGTTCTAAAACGGAAGTCCAAAAACTGATTGAAAAGGTTGGTAATATTAAAATTGAAGAGAGACCGGATTGGTTGGATTATTATCGTAATGATGATGACGATGATGTACCACCCCCACCAATCTCAGAAAGAGATAAAAATTTAGGTCAAAGTATTATTGATAGATTAACTGGTAAGATTAAAGACCGACTTGATAATGAACCGGGAATGACTTTAGAGGAAATTCAAAGTATGGTTGATGTTGAAATGGGTCTTAGTGATGAACAGATGGAACAATTGAGAAACGCTCCGGATATTACTGAAGAACAAATAAATGAAATTAGAAATAACAATTAAATAAAAACAATTATGCCAAAGTCAAAATTACGTGGTGGAGCAAAGGCTCACAAAAAAAGAGTTACATTAAGAAATCAAAACCTTAATGGGATGAGAAAGAAAGCTCAAACAGAATATAAAGAAATGTTTGAGAAACAAATGGAGGTATTAAAGGCTCAGTATCAAAATGATAATGGTGAGATGATGGATATTAACGCTGAGGTTCTCGGTGATGTAAATGAAATTAACGTGACCGATGCTGAGGTTGTAACACCTGAGGTTGCTGTATAGTAAAACACAAATGGATTTATTTAATCCCCCATTAGAATTTAATTACACAATAATGACAAAAGATTTAGATATTACAAGTTTTGATAATCCTTACCTACAGATTGTATGGGAGGATTATGCGGAAAACTTTACACAAGAAAAGATAAAGAGTGTTCGTCATTACTTCCAAAAGAAGTACAACACAACCAACGTCAACGTAATCACGAAGACAAAGGTTGCTGACGACACCACACATACCGTAGACATATCCTTTAACATCTTAGATGAGAACTATCAATTAGAATTAGTTCGTTCATTCTTGGAGTCAAAAGGAAATATGGAACACTATGATGATATCTACCAACTTAATAGTATTGTGGATAACAAATTGTTACAGGACCAAACCGATGCCACTCCGTTTAAGAGGTGGTATATTAAGAACATCGAGTTCTCAAACTTCTTATCCTATGGTGAGAATCAGAAGATAGACTTTGAGAAGTGTGATGGGATTACGGTTGTTGAATCAAATCCACCTAACTTTGGGGGTAAGACAGTTTTGACTGTGGATTTACTTATGTTCTTATTCTTTAATGAGACCACCAAGACATCCAAAGCGGAGGAGATATTCAACAGGTTTACGGACAGAAACAAAGTTGCGGTAAAAGGTGAGATTACAATCGATGGTGAGGAATATATCATATTGAGAAATATTGAGAGAAAGTTATCAAAGAAAAACGAATGGACGGTTAAAACCGAGTTGGACTTCTATAAAAGATTGTCTGATGGTAGTTTACAAAACTTCACCGGAGAACAACGAAGAGAGACCGAGGCGTTTATCAAAACATCTATCGGAACCAAAGAGGACTTCTTAATGACCATCCTAACAACTGCCACCAACTTGGAAGAACTAATTGATGCCAAACCCACAGCGAGGGGTCAAGTTCTTTCAAGATTTATGGGGTTGGATTTCCTTAAACGTAAGGAAGATGCAGCCAAAGAAATTTATAGTGACTTTTCCAAAGGAATGTTGTCGAACATCTATAACTCGGAACAACTTAAAACGGATAATCAAACTAATCAAGATACGATTGATACTCTAACGGAAACTAATCTTACATTAGGTACTCAATTAGAAGATGTTAAATCAAGAATCGTTAAAGGTCAGGAGTATAAAGACGGATTATTAAACTCCAAACACAATATTGATAGAGATTTAACATTGGTATCACCGGATAAAGTCCAAGAGGAAATTAATGGGTTGGACATACAGAAAACCAAATCCATTTCAGATAGAGATGGGGTTAAGGTTGTTGAACCATCTGAATTTTACCACGAGGACAAACACGATGAGGTAAAACAAGAGATTAAGGACTTGATTACCAAACAAGCGGAGAACAATGCCAAGATTAAAAGTATTGAAGAACTTAAGAGTTCGGTTGATGGTGGAATCAAATGTGAACACTGTGGCATTGAATTGATGAACGCGGCTATAACCAATGCCAAAATTGGTGAACTTGCCGGATTTATCACGCACAAAGAGGAATTATCGGGGTTAATGCGTGAGTTAACCGGCAGAGAAGAAGGTTTTGTTAATCTTAAAAAGGAATTTGATGAGTATGAGAAAAACAAACTTATCAAAGAGAAATATGAATTAAGTGTTGAACGTTTCCAATTGATGATTGATGCGTTAAAAACCAAATTGGAAAGATACTCTGAAGTTCAGGATAAGATTATTGAAAACAATAAGACAGATGGATTGTTGATTAAAGCGGGGATTAGAATTGATGAACTTGAGGGTGAGAAGAAAACTATTGAAACTAGTATCTCAAACAATAAGTTTACAATGACTAATTTAACCACCAAGATGATTTCTAACTTGGAAACAATTAGAAAAATTGCTGAGGAGGCCGAGAGAGAAAGAATCTACAAAATCTATTTGGAAATCTTTGGTAAGAATGGTGTGACTAAACTTATAATGAAGACGATGATGCCATTGATTAATAGTGAACTTCAAAGATTGTTAGAGGATAGTTGTCACTTTAGATTAGAAGTTAAGATTAACGATAAGAATGAGGTTGACTTCCTTATGATAGACAACAACACTCAGGTTGAGAAACCGATGGCATCCGGTTCCGGGTATGAAAGAAGTATTGCTTCGCTAGCATTAAGAGCTGTATTGAGTAAGATATGTTCGTTACCACGTGCAAATGTGGTTGTATTCGATGAGGTCTTCGGAAAAATATCCAATGATAACTTAGAGATGGTATCGGAGTTTTTTAGTAAGATTAAAGAATACTTTGAGAAAATATTTGTTATCACACACAATCCCCTAGTCACCAATTGGGCTGATAATGTGGTAAGAATTAGAAAAGAAGAAAATATTAGTTATGTTTCCCAATAAAAGTTTGGGAAACATAATTTTTTTATTATCTTTGTAACATAATATATAACTTAAACGTATAACGTATGAATGGTTTAACCAAATACATTTTATTTGTCTTCACTAAGAATGACAACCCAAAAGAATTTACAGAACAAATTGCTGAAGAATTATGTGTTATTTCTGACACACCAAATCTTAATTTTTATTTCGGACCAGAATCGTCTGTATTCACAATCTCAACATTGGATTCCCATCAGGATGTGAAGGATTATGTTGATATGATTTTAGGTGTAGGTGATATTATGTATGTTTTACTACCTTACACATCTGACAACTTGTCATATGGGTTACCTAAAAAAATATCCGAACATCTTTTTAACGATGGGGTTAGTGACTTTATGACAGAAAACTCAAAACTTTCAGATAAAACTGAGTTTGAGGTACAAAAAATGATACAAGACCAAATCAAAGAAAGTTTTCTATTAAACCTTGAGGACTTTGATTGTGATAGTGATGAATGGTCCGATATTGATGAAATTAAAAATAAACAACGTAATCCATCTTTAGATGAATTATTAGATAAGATTAAAGAAAAAGGATTAACTTCGCTGACTGAAACAGAATTATTACACTTAAATAAATACGCAAATTAATATGAAAGAAAAAAGCTCAGGTATTCCAATTAATCAAGAAGAAATTAACTTGTATTTAAAGGACATTCGTAAAATTAAGGTAATGACTCCTGATAGAGAGAGAGAATTGTCTAAAATGATTAGTTCGGGAACATTAACCCCAAGAGAAGTTGAGGAAATAAATAAAGAAATTATTCAGGGAAATTTACGTTTTGTTATTACAGTTGCAAAACAATATCAAAACCAAGGATTACCTTTTCCTGACTTGATTAATGAGGGTAATTTAGGGTTGATGAAAGCAATTCAAAATTTTGATTGGTCTAAGAACCTTAGATTTATATCTTACGCTGTGTGGTGGGTTAAACAATCAATTCTTCAATCATTAAATGATAATGCGAGAACCATTCGATTACCGGTTAATGTTGTTCAGGATTTACATAGGGCTAAGAGAGAGATTGAATCCAACGGAGGTAAGTTAGAGGATAAGTTTCAAAACCTACCATCTATGATTGATTTGGATATGAGTATTAACGAAGATGGTGATACCCTTGTGGATATTATTAAAAATGACCAAGCGGAGATGCCGGATGAAATCTTTAATAGTAAAGACGAACTTAAGAAACAACTTGTTTCATTATTAAATGTTTTAGATGAAAGAGAGAAAGTCATTGTGGAGGACTATTACGGTCTTAGTGGGACACCAAGAACACTTGAAGACATTGGGGGTGATTTCAACTTAACAAAGGAACGAGTTAGACAAATCAAAGAGAAAGCCTTGAGGAAATTAAGGAATGATAGTTCAGTATTATATGAATATATGTAAAAAGTTTAGAACCTTCTATTTATTATAATAGAAGGTTTTTTACTTTTATGATAAACTTAAAACAAAAATTATGAAAGCAATATTAAATTTTATTGATAATTGGGGTATTAGAATAATGTTCTTCTTAGT